AATTGATAGATTATTATAGATAGCATTATAATGGGTATTATAAGTTAATATATCCAACAATACCGACAATCCAGAACCATCAAAATCATAATCTGAAAATGTGTCTTGACCTTGTAAGAATTCTTTGAGATTGGCTTTCTGCGTGTCAAAATCTAACGCGGTATAGTTAATTTTTTTAGATGCCATTAGCGAGTTCTCTCTAATATTAGGTCAAGCGTTATAGGTTTTAGGGTATTCAATATTGTAAAATATATTGAGACATACACTGAATTATTGTCCGCAGAAACATTAACAACTACTTCTGTTAAATTAACTCTAGGTTCATGATTATTAATTAAATCAGTAATAATTCTATGAAGCGAAACTACTAATAATGGAGTAGTTAAATCAAACAATAAACTATTAATAGGAGAACCAATCTCAGAATGAAAAGGTCTTTCATAATTTTGAGTTAATACTAAATTCTTAACAGATGCCTTAATAGCATCGGCATCATATCTAATATTGATGTCACCTGTTACTGGGTGAGCAGTAAAGTTTAGGTCTAAATCAGAAAATGTTCGTGTATTTCTTGCCATCTTAATATTCCATTTTATATTACATTATTTATATAAAAATACTTGACTTATGTTGACAAGAGTGTATAATGACTATGTAGGCTATGAAAATAGTTATATTAGTTACTATCAACTATAACCCAATTAGTTCCATTACTAATCAGTGTTGCTCTTTTCCCTGCTGTTGCATCTAATATTGCTGTTGATGCTGAGCCTCCTGCTATAGGTATAACATTTGCGCTTGCTGATATTACAGTAAAAGCCCTATAATTTTGAATCATTACTTCTCTACCTGTCCACAATGAAGCAGCAGGTAAAGTTACAGTACAAGAAGATCCTGCCTTATTATTAATTAGCCAATTTTCTGTAGCTGCTAGAGTAAAATCTGCTGTTTTCGTAGTTGGTGCCCCTCTACCTAAACTACCTACAATATCCACCTTATTAAGAGGACTACTCGTCCCAATACCAATATTTACTGTTCCATTTAAAACAGAATTAACCATTTGAGTTGGAGTTGCTTTTTTAGTTGCGCCCCCAGATACTAATGGTATAACATCTGATGCTGGAGTTATTGTTACTACAGCAGGTAATTCTGTAATTTTTACGTTTGCCATTTTTATTCCTTAGGTTTGTTTAATTCTTGTTCTATCAACTGCTCTACTAATGTTTCAAATGTAAATCCTGAGGTTAGATTTATATAGCCATTATCTGTTAAAAATGATGCTTTTTCCATCGCATTCTCGTGGGTTCTTTCATCTGGAACAGGTTCATAGTAAAATTTATTGTCATGTGTTTCCATAATTAATTGCTCTGTGTTATAATCCAATTTGTACCATCACTCACTAACACACACCATTTACCTATAGTAGCTGCTAATATTGATGTAGTGGCAGCACCGCTTAAAATAGGTACAACATTTGCGCTTGCTGATATTACAGAGAGGGCTTTATAATTTTGAATCATTACTTCTCTGCCTGTCCACAATGATGCAGCAGGTAAAGTTATGGTGCAACTAGTAGTCGCTTTATTATTAATTATCCAATTTTCAGTTGCCGCTAAAGTAAAATCTGCTGTCTTTGTAACAGGAGCACCTCTACCTAAACCTAAGAGTCGATTTATTGTAGCATACAGAACATATTCTTTAGCTGAAGCTGTACCTGTTCCAACACCTACTCCTGTTGCGATAAACTCTACTCCTATTGTATTAGCAGAAGCGCCTATCAAGGTAAAATTTGTATCACCAATAGACTGTATAGTATAAGTAACACCTATTTTAAAATTTCCAGCAATATATCCACTTATAGTGTACCCATTAGGATATGCTATAGGAATAACATCCGTAGCAGGAGTTATTGTTGGCGCACTAGGTAAAACAAAAGAATAAGGCATTTTTCTCTCCAAACAGGAATTGTATAAAATTATATTTTATATTTATATAAATAATATTTTAATAACGAGATATTAATATGGCAAACTGTAAGGGTGAATGTAACAAACAAATGCAAGGGTTGATTGCTAGGGTGGCGCAAGCTGAAGACAATGTAGCAAATCATTTTAAGGGGGTATCTGATTTGGTACAACAAATGTCTACAAACATTTTTACTATGCCTAGCGCCTTACCATCATTACCAATTTATAATGGTCTTCCTGGAGGTATGGAGATTCTCCAAACATTAAAAGATATGCTGCCCGACCCAGATTTGATGAGACAATTGATGTTAGCAAAAGCAGAACTATTAATGGATACCTTAGCCGCAACCATGGATCAAATAGGCGGAGCTATGATTGCTCAGGCAACTGATCTAGTATCTACCGCAGAAGGATTAGTTACATCAACTGCTGATTCTTTAGCAGCCGCCATTCAATCTGGAGATCAAATGGCTATTGATGCCGCCCAAGCCGCTAACGATTTAGCTAATATTAATTTAGGTAGTGCTAAACTTTCACTTGACTCTATATCAGGTTTTATGATTGGTCAGGCTAATGTATCAAAATGTAAAACTAAAAGTTTATTCTTTGGTGATTAAATTAGAATAAATCCGCCTTTAGGGAATGTACCACCATACTTGTCGTTGCAATTCATAGTGAAATAATCACCTTTATTACCATTGTACTTGAACGCCACATGAATCCAGCATTTTTTACCCTCATATTCTAATATGATTTGATTCCAAGAGGGCAAGAGTGTTACAAGTTCATTAGCAATTTGAAACATTCTTGCTCTTCCAGCTGTGAATTGTATATCTACGGCACAACCTCTATTATGATCACCGCCCTCTGATTTCATTCCTAAATCCCCAGGAATGCTACCTTGCACAGGTCTTCTAAATCCAGAAGTAATAATGAAAGAATCTCTTCCGTATTTCTTAGCAATTGGGTCGAGTACATTAACACATAACCCCTTCAGGTTACATATAATCTCTTGAGGTTTGTAGATAACACCCACGGTATCATGTTTACCCTTTACAACATAATCTTTTCTTGGTATTCTCGTTCCACCCTTTGTTAAGTCACCAAGAGTAAAATACTCAGATAGCTTCATATTAGGATTAAATTGTTCAATAGGCATATTGAATATGACATCACAATTTGCACTAACTGGAACAGAAGATGAATTACCTACAGGTTTAGCGGAATCTAAAATAATCTTGTCTGCCATAATATCGCCAGCACTAACAATGTTAGCATTGATTCTACTTGCATTATACTCAGATGGATCACCTGAATCTGGGTCATCAAACCCAACTTCTGCTCCTCTAGACGCTACAGATAATGCTGGAAGAGAGGGTAAATCGCTTGTATTTCTTACTTCTGCCGGAGTTGTTAGATTAGATAGTCCTGCTTCTGCGGTAGATTGAGTATTAGTGATAGAATCTACAGAAGGAATGTTTGTAACATTTAAACCTTGAGAAAGTGTAGCATAGTCTTCATTCAGGGCTGAATCTGCCTTTATGTCAATATTAGCACCAGCTAAATTTACTTTGTCTGTACTAACAAAAGACATAACTCCTTTAACTTTTGTATTATAGCCTTTTCCTACATTAATCAATGAATCATTACCCACAAGAGTTTTCATGTTATTTACAGCATACAAATTTATATCCGATACAGCTTTTTGATTAATATTGTTAAAGGCTTCTAAATTAATAGTGGTATCAGATTTTACGTTAAAGTCTGAACTAGAATGGATGTCTGTAGTTGAACCAGATTTTATATTAACTTCTCCATCAGATTCTAAATTAATATTAGCAGCTCTTAAGTTAAAGTCACCACCAACTGAAATATTGGCATTACCACTTATATTGATATCAGTATTATCAAATATATTGATTAGAGCATTACCACTTACTTCAAGATTTAATGTGTTGTCAACTCTAAGGTTATATGCTCCATCAACCGTAACATTCAATGAACCTTTAACGTGAACGAATCCATTTCTTTCTAGTATCTCAAATTCATCACCAACAATACGATTAACCTGTGTTCCATTAGCATCTATCTCTACAAATGTTCCAGTCTTATGATATAGATGAACACGTTCTGAACCATGAGTGTCATCAAATTCTAATATATGACCAGACTCACTTTGATAAACATGATTGAAAGGATACTCTGCGTTATATGGAGCAGGAGATTGGTCCCAAGTTCCACCATTAGCAATTTGAATACCTACATCTAAGGCTGCTTCTTTCTGCGTTATCATAGTTGATTCGATATTATTATTGATTGCTAATCTATTAGTATCGGGTTCTTTGGTGTATAACGGGTATGTTCCAGTAGGATCCATAAACCCACCAGACATACCATTACTACCTTGTATACCAGAACTTGTTGAACCATCAGGAAGAATCTCACCTAATGCCGGAATATTAGTTACTTCAGCGGCAATTTTTAATATATCACCTAACAGACTACTAGCTGCAGCTTTTGTAGAAGGAGTAGCAACATTTTCTACAGGTGGTTCACCTATCTTATTTGTTATAGAAGGGGTACTCCCATTTCTAAATTCCCACTCTTGTTTTAATATTATCTTTATTTGTTCCCAATGAGAATCCTTGTTTACTCGATTTCCGCTCCTGTAATAGTGTCCATTCTTCCCGCCATGAGGATAACCTATGTTGTATGGATCTTCCATAGATGCAAATTCTTTACAAAGATCAGCTCCTGCTCTCATCAATATGGTCTCATCATCTTTATCAGAACTTTTCCAGTATGCTCTTAGATTTGCTCTAGCACCTTTCAACAACCACTCTTGGCATATTAGATCCTGTGTAATAGGATTAAATTTTCGAGTCGTGTCAATATTTAGACCTTGTACTGCAGCAATTAAGGTACTCTTAACACACTGATATCTTCCTACCGCTAAAACTGCCTTAGATGCGTGGAGTGCCATAATCTCACTGATTTGCATATCTACCAAATTAAGTTTGGCTGTTGCTCCTAATATTTTTCCACCAGATGTTCCTAGATTATAGGCATTGTATCCTGTTTTTCCAGATTCTGCTTTAGCTATAAAGTTAGCTAATGGTCCTATTAGACCAGAACTTTCGGAAAGAGGTTCGGGTGGAGTCAAGGCACCACTTGAACCTTGAACAGAGATTGTACCGATACCAGTGATTAAATCCTCTGTTCCGTATTGACTACTACCACCATTGATACCCGTTTTCTCTTGAGGAATACCTCCAATAGTACCTAACATCATAGGTTGCTGTTGGTCGCTATCTGTAAAAATAATAACGACCCACGAACCTTCAACAGGACCTACAGGAGCATGTCCTATACCACTAATACCAGCAGAAGTGATAGGCTGAACAGGATATGCCCAAGGTAAATCATCTGTGGGTAAATCAATTTTATTTTCTGTGTGTAGACCTAATATTCGTACCTGACATCTTCCCAGTTTATATGGATCTAATCTATTTTCAACACATCCGGTATAAAACATTATATTTTCCTATCCAAATTAATTAACAAACTCTCTTTCACTAGTTCAAAGGTGCATTCATGCATATTTCTATTAATGTAGTGGTTGATGGCTGATATAAGATAAGAACCAGATAATATTTCATCTATATTATCAGTATCTTCTTTATCTATAGGAGCAATCTTATACAATTTAATAGATATGCGTTGTCCGACAGTATAATCCATTCTTCCAGGAACTACAATCTCAACCTTACTAGCACCTATTTGAGCCATCAACGATGCTCTATTCTGAATAGAGTCGGCATTAGTTGAATCGCCAAAGTTAGTAAAATTCCCATAATACTTTGGCATTCCTACCATCATAGCATTATAAGAATATACTGCTTTATTAGAGGCAAAAGGAAACTTGTTTAGATGGTGCTGACCAGCAAATTTATCTAGCATGTTATATGTCTTGTCTTCAAACCTTTTAGTAGTTAAATCGTGGGTGTACATCCTTGAACCATACATACCACTTTTCACTCTTTCAATATAATCATACATTGTAGGAACATTAATTTCCCTTATTCTTTTATAATCCTCGGTTACATTACGAACCGTCTGATTTTGATCGTTTTGGGTATTGTCTCTAACATAGGCATCATAAACAAACTCTTGGAATATTTCTGCGCTATAGAGATTTTCTAATGATACGAAATTAAATCCATATCTATTTTCATAAAATACATAGGAACTTTCATTATTATTATTGATAGAAGTTCCGACAACATTCTCTAAATTTTTAATTGGAGACCAGAAATTAGAAATATACTTTGTAGCGTTTCTTGTCTCTTCAACGACATAGTTCTTAGTTACATTCAGACCGTGTGTGCTACTTGTAATTAATTGTGTTGCTATATCAGAACATTTACCTGAAAACGTCTTGCTGATTTTTGTATTAAGGTCGGTTAATGCTTCCACTGATATAAAATGTAGTGTATAGACAGTAGACCTATCACCTGCCATAACCCTATTAGTCATCTTATGAATATAAAATCTACCATCAATATTACCCTTTTCTAATGTCGGGGTAGATATCTTTAATTCAAGGTATTCCTCACCATTCAAAGGAAATACATTTGTTAAATCTAAAGAATCGTATATTTCTAATGTACCTGTAATAAAAGGAGAAAATAAATCTTCAAAGACTTGTATACCTATTACTTGTTCAGTAATATTCTGGTAAACTCCCTGAGAAGTAGTTATCTGGATAAGTTCAATATTGACATCTCCAGCTTTAACAATTTGCTGAGAAGTATCCATTAGATTATGTTCTTAAATTCGTTGATAATCCTGTCAACGTAAATTATAGGTATAATTTTAATTCTACGTTTTGATTCGTTTACTGTGTATTCGTAATCGTAATTGGTTATAGGATGAGAAGGCTGAGTAATATCATTTACATCAATATTGGGCGAATTAACAATAAACCCGTTATCATCTGTATAGTGATGTACTCCGTATGGATTTGTATACTTATCAGTTATATATTTTTCTAACACATATTGAGATAATGGAAAATCATTTTTATAATCGTATCGTTCATTTGCCAGCATAATTATCCAATGATATTGAGCATTACCATACAACTTTTCTGCGATATGTTCTGGAGTTTCGTCTCCTTGAATATCATACTCGTCATAAACAGTAATATTAGCAAGAACATCCCTACGAAATCTAACATTCCTAGTAATATCTTTAACAAAGACGGCAATATTCTTGCCACCTATATTAAATTCGTATATCATATTCTCAAAGTTTTTAAAATACATAGTTATAGTCCTCTAACACCTAAAGTAGGATCCTTAATGGTTTCTTTTGTAGGAATAGCCAGTTCTTTGAATGATAGTGTTATATTAATTTCTGTTGGCATACCATTAGCAAATACTGTAAAATTTCCCTGCGACCCATAACTAACAGACAGCTCGGTTAATACACAAGATGTATGTTTATGTATATGTTGATTCTCTCCTGAATTAGTGTAGTATACAATATCAAATTCAGACGGGTATAGATACAAAAAACTAGCAGCATCTTTGTATTCTGGGTGCATATGAAACTTAAAGGTGTTGATTATCTGTTCAATGTTTTTAGCTTCCGCGTCACTTCTAGGATAGAATTTATATTCAAAAGAAAATGTTCTAAAGTCAACACCTTTGAATACCATTTCTTTTCTTGGATTGGCCGCTAATCCTGTTC